TACGAAACCAGCAACACCTTGTAAAGCTGAAGCAACTTTTGCATCAACTACAGCGAAGTTACCAGCACCTCTTCTACCTCTGTTAGCGATTAAGTTAGCAGCAGCCAATACGTGAGTAAGGATTCTTCTGTTAACATCACCATAAGTGTTTCCACCTTGACCGTAATTTAAAACTACATCAGAAATTCCTGATTCAGCAATAGATCTCATCTTAGTTAAGATGTGGTTGTTGATAGATTGAGTTAATTCGTTAGTTAATACTGACTCAACTTGAGCAACAGCATCTACACCGAATTGTTTTAAATCTTGTACTTGTTCTCTTGTAACTGCAGCAGCAACTTGGAAAGTTTCAGCAGCAACACTTTTAGAGAATAAAGAAAGACCCATTACTTTATCAGCAGTTCTTTCACCAGCTTCTCTTGAAAGTGGCTTACCAGTAACATCTTCAGCACCAGAGAATCCAGCAATGTGGTCTTCTAATGCAGCAACTAAAGAAACTTCAGTATAACCTGCAGCTTCTAAATCTAACTTTACGTTAGCAGCTACTAAAGTACCTACTTTAAAGATTGGGTATCCATCGATTCTAGAATCGTTAACATACTCATAGTCACCGTGTCCGGCAGCAGCATCGATATCTGCAGATACACCTTTTGCTTTAATGTAAGTTGGAGCAGTTGCACCTAATGCAACAGTACCACCTTCATAAGTAAAGTCTAAGTAAGACAATAATCCCATTGGTCCAGCCATTGGTACTACTGGTACTAAGTCTAAACCGATAGTTTGAGCAGCAACTTGCATTGCCAAAGGCAATAATGTTGGAGCTTTGTCACCAGAACCTTGAGCTGCATCAGCTGCACCATTTGCAGGAGCGCCAGCAGGAAAAGATACTGCACCCATACCTGTTAAGTTCATTGGGCCAGGGTTGTTTGATAAAGACATGATGTTCGCGTCTTCATATAATTTGTGGTTGTGACAGTAAGTCGACATCCACGCTAATTTGCTAGATTCGTTAATACCTGTAGCTTCCGAAATAATCGGTGCCCATGTATTCTTGATCTCAGCTTCGTTTAATAAATTTGCCATTTTTTAATGATCGTTTTTTTTGTTTTATTGTTGTTTAGTTAAAAACTCGACATTCAATGGGTTTTCTGCTTCTGTCACCCTTATCGTCGATTTAGTTTATATATCTTATTATTATTTGTTAAATCTTTGTTTGAAAGCATCTGCCATACCTGATACATCATATCCTAATGTTGGTTTAGCTTCTTCTTTCTTTGCTTCAGTTACCATAGCAACTTTTTCTAATTCCACTTTATTGTCTCTTAAATCTCTAGTTTGCCAGAAATTAGCAACTTGATATTCTGTATTTAATGAGTGATATTTAGATTGTGCAATAATGTTATTCTGTCTAGATTCAGATAGATTAGCCCATGCTTCTGTATATTCACTTGGCATAAGTGCAATAAATGTAGGTTGTTCACCTGCGCTTTCAACAATAAGTTGTGCTTCATTCATTACTGATACTATTTCTGATTCTGTCATAAATCCTCTTTTAGAAACGATTCCTCTAACATCTGTTTTAGCAGATTCTGATAATTCGTTGTATTTGTTTCTAGTTTCAGACGATACTACTTTAAAGAATGAAGGATTTTCATTTTCTTTTTGAGTTGCATTTTCAACTAGTGCGTCTAATTTAGAAGAGATATCTGCTTTATAAGCTTCTAATGGATCGTGTGCTCCATCTTCACCTTCAGCTTCTTCTTCACCTTCTCCAGCTTCAGCTTCTTCAGTCTCAGCTTTGATTTCAGAATCTCCAGCTTCAGCTTCAGATTCTAAATCTTCTGCATCTTCTCCAGCTTCTTCACCTCCAACGTCACCTTCTTCTGAATTATCTCCAGCTTCAACTTCTTCGTCTTCGATTTCTTCAACTTCTTTTCCAGCTTCATCGCTATCTGCAGCAACTGCACCTTCTTCTGAATTATCACCGATGTTTTCTATTTCATCTGTATCTTCAGCTTCGTCTTTATCTTTTGCAGGATCTTCTTCTTCAGTAACTTCTTCGTTATCTTCATCTGCTTCTTTTGCAACTTCTTCGCCTTCAACGTTATCTGCTGCTTCTATTTCTTCTTCTTTAGCTTCTTCAGCTTCAACATTAACTTCTACTTCTTCTACTGTTTCGTTTAAAGATTCAGCAATGTATTCTGCATATTCAGAAACAGATTGTAAGTTTTCTTTTAAGTATTCAACGTATTCTAATAGAGTAGTCTGTGATTCAGAGCCTTCGTTATGTGCTTCTGCTAAATAATTAGCGAAATCTTTAACTTTAGTTACTGATTCTGCTAAATGTTCAGTATAAGATATACCTTGATCTAATTTTTCAGCGATTTCTTCTGAATAAGAAATAGATTGGTCTGTTTTTTCAGCAACGTGTTCGCTGTACTGAATAGAATCATCTAATTTAGTTGCAATATACCCAATATATTCAGTTAAATCATTAACTGATTCTACAATGTGGTTATTGTGTTGTGTTAGATTTTCTACCGTGTCGTCTCCGGAAGCTGTGTTGTCGTTAGCTTCGATAGACTCTTTGAGTGTCTTGATCTCATTCGCTAAATACTCAGAGTACTTATTGAAATCCTCAGATTTTACAAATTCTGCCATGTTTTTATTTTCTTTTATTTGTGTGGTTGTAGTTTTATTTTCAATATTTTCTGTTAAATTAGCAGGACCAACTTCATATATGTAAAGTCCATTATCATTTGAGAAACCAAAAGATTCGTTAACTCTCTTTAACTCTGCGTTTTCAAAGCCAGGGTCAGCTACTAAATCATATGTAAATAATTGCTTAATTTTTACTTTTCCGTTAGACTCAACTGCACCTGCAGCTCTTGATGAGATTTGTAAAGGTACACCAGCATCTACTAAAGCCTTAGCTTGTCGACCTGCGTCTGTATCTAATAATTTAATACGTCCTCTTACTTCTTTAGAATCCTTATCATATGTTAATTCTTCAATGATGTGAGACACATTCTTTAAAGAAATATCAAATTGTGCAGGGTGATCTAATTCACCTAATAATTTACTAGCTCCGATTTTTTGTTGCAATGCCTCAATTTGAGGTACATATTCGGACTCTGTGTAAATACGGTTATTTTTGTTTTTCTGATCAATTTGACCAAAAACGCCTTCTAAGATATAGTCTTTGTTATCTGTATCAGCAACTTTTAATGCAGATGACGACATCTCGACGATCAATAAATCGTTATTATTATTCATAATATTTTATTTTTGTATTTTTAATATATATCATACTTTATTATTGAAATATCTTATTACATTCCTGCAAGCGGATCATCGCTATCTTCTTCATCGCCACCTTCTTCTTTTTCGGCCTCTTTTTCAGCCTCTAGATCCTCTGTTCTTTTGTCATTATAGATTTTCACTAGTTGATCAATTTCTCCTTCTCCGAATGCAGCTTCTCCGTATGTTTCATAAAAATACTGTTTGAATTCATCATCAGTTAATGACGCTGTAATAGCTCCTAATATTTCTGCTGCTTTAACAGTGGGTCCCGAATCTAGTACAATATCGTCGATGATAATTTTTGAATCTTCACCAGCCCTAAGAGCATCTTCAGATAAAAAGTCATTAAATGTTTTGATAATTTTCATATTTTATATATCTTTTTTAATCATGGTTTTACATTGCGAATGGATCTTCAGCTTCTGGTTCTTCTGCAGTCTTCTTCTTTAACTTAGATTTAAAGGATTCATTTGCTCTGATCTCGTCATCACTTAATTTAAGATACTTCTTAACTAAGTATTCTTGATCGAAGTAATATTCTTCTTCCATTGTTTCTTGGTTGGTTGTCATTAAACTATCTCTCATTGTACCAATGAAGTCTAATCTTTTCTCCATTAATTCCATATCTTTTAATTCTGAGAATACATTCTCTTCATTAAATCTTAGTGCAACTTGCGATTTGAATTGTGGATCGTTAGTAAATTCAGGATATTTAAGACACATTTGAATAAACAATGGCTTAGATAAGATTTCCATAAAAATAGATCTTAAACGTTTGATAAATTTACCAAACTTAATCTCATCTCTGATCATACCATCTGCTGCTAAATTAAAATCTCCGCCACCATCTTCATATAAGAATCTTGAATAAGGAATTTTAGAAACATGTTTTAATTTGTCTGAGAAGTATTTAAGTGCTTCTGTATCTGAAAGATCTGGTCCTTCACTGTTAAGTGTTTCAATTTCTGGTGATTCACCATCTTTAGAAGGTAGCCAGTACTCTTTACTAAACTGTAACATTGGTTTACCATCTGTTGCTAATGTACCTGATTCCCAATCAAAATCAACTGATTCTTTATAAGAGTTCATTAACTGAGAAAGAGATTGTTTCGCCCTAGTCTTAGATTTACCACCGACTGGTATTACAAACTTCATTCTAAAAGAAGCGTTGGTAACTGCCCAAATAACTCTTGTGTGTTCCATAATTCTTAACAAGTTAAATGCTCTTGTTAATCTCTCAATGTATGAAACTCTAGATGCTGTAGTTATAGATGAGTATGAAATGTATATCATTTGTGAATCATATAATTTTCTCTCTTTAACTGGATCATCTTTGTATTGTACCCATACTTTCTTACCATCATCGTGGTTGTAACCTGGTATAAGTGTAATAGGATCTAATTCTTTAAATCCAATAATTTCTTTTTGATCAGGTGAATAAATAATTTCAAATGCAAGGTAACCATCGATTAAGAATTTTCTAAAGAAGTACCATGCTGATTGATCAGAGTTAAAACCAAAGTAGTGATATATTTGTCTAAAATATTTATTAAGGTCTTTATCAACATCATCTGATATATCAATACCTAAAATCTCTGGATAACAAAAGAAGTTTTTCTCATCATATACAATAGTCTCATCACAAAGAATATCTAAAATATCTTCTACTTCATCGTTTAATGAAAATTTTCTAAGTTCTTCTCTTTTACCTTCATATGATTGATCAAAGAATGGAATATTAGATCTTAGGTTAGTGTCTGTCATAGACATTGCTGCAAATGCTCCATAGATGTCATCGTTATCAACACCAAATGGATTCATTTGACCATAACCAATTTCTGCTTCCATTGGTCCAATCGCTTGAGATTGTCTTAAGACTAAATCATCATAGCGCATACCGAACGAGGATAAAGACTTTAATGCATTTGAAATGCTAAAGGGCTTTGATCCATTACTCAATGGTCCGTTTCTATCGTTAAATCCTGCCATATTACTATATTATTATGTTCTGTTTATATATCTTTCCTTTTTGCGCGCGTTTTTAGATGTTCTCTAAATGCTGCTTTTACTTCGTTTATTCCTATGCCATTTAAATCATCAAAGTCGCATAATGCTATTTTTGCCCAACTTTCATAAGACACTACTTTCTGATTTTTTTTTAGTTGTGGAATATATTGTCTGATTGCAAAATCAAAACCAAATTGTTTTAAGAATTTTACTGCATCTTTATAAATTAAATCTATTTGACCTTGTGTTGATGCATTATCTTTTTTAGATCTTCCTGTCTTAGATTTAATTTGTCCAGCCATCCTGTCATAGATCATATCTAATAGATCTTCTTTCATCTGTACTGGTAATAAGTTTAAATTAATACCGACGTCTGTGCCACTATCATGTGGATCCAGTGCTAATACTACTGGACTTCTATCCCACCATGGTAATGTTTTCATATGCTTGGGCTTATCGTATCTAAAAACATGAATCATACCCACTTTAAATGGTTTACTGTGTTTTGCAACTGAATTATCTTTAATAGAGTTAGATGCTTTATCAAACCATTCTTCAGCACTTCTCCTTGCCTTGGTTTTACTACCAGCCTGTTTACTTAAATCCTTAATATCTTTTTTTATTTTGCCCATTATTTAAGAGATTTTTCAGTCAACACAATAAACCTCCAACCTCTGTTGTCAGCCCATGCTTGTGCATATTTATATTTATCTCTATTTTTTATATACTGTTCTGCCAAAAACTTATATGATTTTAATGCTTTTTGGCTATTCTTTTTAGGAGGAGATGGCTTTGTAATCTGTGCCTCCGGTTTAATTTCAACCAAAAATTCTTTATATGATTCTAATCCTTCGTTAATGTTTCTGGTTTTCATATAAAAATCTGGATAATATTTATGTTCTCTTTTATCAAAAGACCAAATATATTTAATCTCTACAGGCTCGCTTGACCATTTAACAACATCTTCTCTATTATCACACATGATACAGAACTTTCTCTCCCATGAGGAACGATAAATTATCGGCATTGGGCCGATATACTTATCTGGATTTATTGGGTTATAATATCCCTGTATAAACCCTGAGTTACCACTTGGTTTTAAGTTCTTTATTGACATTTATATGTTAAACATTCCACCATTTTCACTGTCACCTCCTGTGGAGATACGATCAATTGATAATGTGCCTTTATATTTTTGCGGGTGAATCTTGTTCCATCCCTTTGCATATCCTCTTTTTGCAATCTCAGTAAAGTATGCGAATGCATTTGGGTATTTAGGGTTAAAGTTTCTCCAGTATTTTAAAAGATCTAAAAGAGCAAATTGTAAACAATCATTACGATCATCTGAATTAACATAGTTCAATTTGTTAATAGTTCTTTCTGCCAATAACACTAACATCTTCTCTGCGGTTGGTGTTAACTTGTCTAGTCCTTTTGACGTTACAAGTTCATTGTAAAGGTCTTTATTATTTAAGTAATTCTTCTTTCTTGCCATTGTTGTTAGATGTATTTAATCTTATACGAAAAAAAGCCCAATTGTTTCCAACTGGGCTTTAAAATAAATTAGGGTAATATTTTAAATAGAATCTTCAGCAGATATCTGAAGTTTATTTTTCTCTATTCTTAGTGGATCGTCATCAATAAATACTGTTAATATGTCTGATTTTCCTTGTCCTGTCCATTCTAATGCATCTACCTTTACAACAGTTCCTTTAGGTAAATCTTCCATTTCAAATTTAAGCGTTGCATCGATATAGCCATCATCTTTAGTTAGTACGTCTTCATTTTGAGCATCTGTTAATTCTTCAGAAATTCTAGTAATCTCTGAACTTAGTAATTGGTCGGCTGCTTTGATATCTGGTAAGTTTCTATTAGCTTCAGCCAATCTTCCCTTTTGATCTTTTAAAAATGCAATCATTTCATGCATTAATTGAATCTTTTCGTTTTTAGCTACTCTTCTAGCTTTATAAGATTCTAAAATGTCTTCAACCATTGGTGTAATATCTGCACCTGTTTCTTCTGAGACATATTCAATTGCTGCGTCTGCAAGTAATTTACTAAATTTTTCTATTTTAGTAGCTTCGTTATATCTATAAACAAACATATTGTTCTCAGCTCTCATTGCTATTACACTAACATCTCCATCCTTTGATTCTGAAATAAATTCTAGAAGCCCGTAATGTTTGTAGTTTTTAGAAGCAAATTCAAATAAATCAATCAATGCTTTGTCTTCGTATCTAATATATACTGCTGCAAACATAGATTCAGATAAAGCTATTCCAGTAGAAAATGCTAATTCTATATTACCGGCATAAAACTTATTCTCTTCTACTTTATATGATACGTTGATAGTGATTGAACTTTTAAGTAATTCAGTTCTTGAAGATTCTAATAGTGATAATTCATTGTTAAGTTCTTCTACAATAACAGAGTTATTGTTAGATTGCTTTGAATTTTTTAGACTACTATTTAAGAAATCAATCTTTTCATTTAATCCCATGAGGGTATTAAAATTATCTGTTGAAGATTCTTCAATTTTAGAAATGGATTTCTTATTATTATAATCATAGTAAAAAGAAACACCTTCGTTTGTTATTGTAAAAAGTTCATTTGCTTTAACTAATGAATTAAAATCTTCAGAAACATTACTAAATTTTTCTATATGACTACCTGTCATTTTGAAATTTTGACCACTTGCATGAAATACAAAACCTTGTTTTGATTCAACAAATGGGGAAATAATTCCGTTGTTTAAATTTGTCATTTGTATTGTTTAATTTTTAATATATATCTTTAATTTATTCGTCGAATGGTAGATCAGTCGATGTGACTTCGTTGTGATCACCAAATAATGGTTTGTCTTTGTCTAAAACGTTTGATGCAAAATCTGTAGTATTTCCAAATTTAAACATTCTATTAGAGTTCTTTCTTCTCTTAGATGTTCTAACTAATTGTGAATTTCTGGTTATTAAAGTACCCATATTAGAGTCATCAACAACATAATCGTCGCCCTTTGCACTTTCTTTTTGTATCCATGATTGTGTTTCTGGGTCCCATTCCCATACAGATCCATTGTTGTCTATGTATTGTACTGGATCTGGCATATCACCTGTATAATCGCTATATAATACAGAAGGATCTAATGCAACATTATTTGGGTTTCCGTAATTACCAATAACTCCATTAGGATATACTGATCTTGTGAATTTAGTGTATATGTCGTTTTCAAAATCAAAAGAAGGCATAAACGTATTAATCTCTAAGCTAAATGTAATCTTATGGTTTTCTTTATCATCAAATCCATATTCAATTGGTCTTTCCTGTGTATAATCATCAGGCATCATATATTCTGAAGATATTCTATACATTCCATCCTCTATATGACCTGCATCTACATGAAAGAAATTTGCCTTATACATATTCTTAATAATAGCTTCTGTAACCTTAAACATATCTAATTGGCTAGATAGTAATATTTCGATGTCTACCCCTATTATACATGGAATAATCTCAAATTCAGCAACATAACCTTCCATTAAACCTTGATTATTCATCATGGTATAATTACCTATGTTTCTTTTATTTACTAATTTACCAGGATCAACTGCAAATGATGTTAAGTTTACAATACCTCTTGGTACTTTATCATAATTACCATCTGCGAACTGACCATCAGGATCACATCCAATTCCATTTACATTTGAAAATAAAAAATTATCTTTGATAAAATTTTCATCACCAGAAACAGCATAAAAAAATGGCACATCAACAATAGATCTTTCGTCATTAGAGATTTGTCTCCAAAAACTAAGCTTACTATTTAGATCTGCTAAAAGACCTATGATAATATGTCTAATAACTGAATCGTCTTTATTGTACTTAAGATTATATGTTGCCATCTAGTTCTTTATTTTATTTATATATCTTATTCTATAGTCTCTATGGTGAACTTAGAGAATCCGTTCTCTCTATAGATCTGTAGCTTTTTATCAAATATTTCATGAGGGAGCACAGAGTGATTAATAACAAATGTATTTATCTTGTTTTCTTTGATGACTTGATTTAATATTTTTAAAATGTTATAAACACCATCGTGGTCTACTGATGATAATAGTTCATCTAAGAATAATAAGTTTAATTGAGGGAATCTTAATTTTAATATTTTAATAATTGCGATGATAATAATAAAATCCGCCTTCTTACGTTCACCTGTCGAAAGTGTCATTGGATTAATATCTTCACCTAGGTGATTAATAATACAATTAAACTTCTCATCAAATCTAATATGGAATTGCAAGTGCATTGTTTGTGCCATCGCTGCTATATTAGTATTAAGTCCAGGTAAGATAGTTTTAACAGCTAAGTTCTTTACTCCATCTTCACCTAATACATTTTCTACTATTTCCATAAAATTATAATCAGCACTCAGATTACTTTTATTCATGGATTTAACGCTTTCTTTCTTTTCAAAATCTTTAATTAGATTTTTAAGATGTTCAAATTGTGAATCGTCAGGAGTATCCTTTATCTTGAGAAGTTCTGATTTAAAAGATTTCATATTATATCTAATATCTGACATTTTCTTTTCAATATCTCCTTTTTCACTTCTTAATTTAGAAACATTTGATTTAATAGAATCTAACTTTTCCTTTAATGTCAGTATGCTTTCAGTATCTTCTTCTATTCTAGTACAAAAGTGTTCCTTTTGCTCTAAATGCCAATCACTGTCTAATTGAGTTTCACAAGTAGGACATTTTTTACTTTCGTATAATTTTACCTTTCTCTTAAGATACTCTATTTCATGTTTTAAGGATGATGCAGCAGATCTCTTAGACTCGTATTTTTCATTATTGTCTTCAATCTTATTATCTATTATTTTATTATCTAGATCTAATGATTTTACACTTTCGTTTAGTTCTAATAGATTTTCTTTTAATTCATCAATCTTAGAATTGTTTTTCTGCTGTGATTCTTCTAGTAATGTATTAAGTCTGCCTCTTACAGAAGCAATAGAATCTATGATTTGATTTAATTCACTTTCATATGAATCAATATCCAGTTTAGCAGTTCGTCTCTCTGTTTTTATAGACATTTGCATATCATTTAATATAGAGAACCCAAACATCTTATCAATGATTTGTTTTTTATCTTGATTAGACATTGTTAAAAATGATTTAAAATCATTTACTGATAATATAATTATATTTTTAAATACATGATATGGTATACCGAAAACTTCTTCTTCTAAATAATCTTGAACTGACTTTTTACCTGCTTTATCGAATTCGATGCCATTTAATTTAACACTAAACTTGTTAGGTAATAATCCTCTTTCTATTTCAACATTAATAGTTCCGCATGTTAGTCCAATTTTAACATGTAATTCTTTATTGATTCTGTTAGGAAGATCTGAAAGTTTAACACCCTCAACTCTACCATATAGTGCATATATGATAGCATTGGCGATAGTTGTCTTTCCATCGCCATTTTTACCAAGAGTTAAGAATAACTTTGATTCATCTTCTTCAAATTGTATTCTCTGTATTTGATTACCATAAGAAGCAAAGTTTTTGAATTCTATAAAATCTATTCTCATATTTCGCCGCCGTTATTATGTGCACATTCATTGTAAAGTGCTTTTAGTTTATTTTTTAATTTATCCTTAATATGATCATCATCACTTAGTCCATCAACATACATATTACATAAATTAAGAATGTTGTAATTCTTATACATTTCTTCGACATCGTCCATGTCATAAAAATCTTTATCAATGTAGTTTTCTTCTTGGTAAATATTGGGTTCTAGTTTTCTACTAATGTTTTGTATCTTATTGATCAACTGGCTTAGTGCATTAGTTGTAGCAATCTGAGACGGAACAAATAAATCAACGAAATTGTTTCTAATCTGATTCTTAAACTGACCAAGTGGCATATCGTATAGTTGTAGTACGTTATACTTCATGAACTTAGGTGATACATCGTTAGGGAAAAAAGTCTCTGACATGTCTTCTAAATTTACCAGGTCGAATCCTTTATTGTTATTAGCGTCAGATCTAGTTAATTGATACGGAGTTCCTACCATTAATAGTTTACCTCTTTCTTGTCTAAAGTGAATATGTCCAGAATAAACACGAGTATATTTGTCATAAACATTAGAATCAGTTCCGTGTTCGTTTTTAACCTTTGCATTTAAATAAATTCCTTTTACTTCAGAATGACAAAATACTATGTCTGCTGTTGGATATTCTGCCAATGTTTCTGTTTCGTGATTAGAATCTCTTCTCCATGGCATCATTAATATTTTTTTGCTTGACCATTCCATTAGTTTAGGTTCTTTATAGATCTGAACATTTGGAATCCACTTTAGACTATCGATTGATGTTACTTCATTTGAGCTCTTAGCCCAAATATCATGATTACCACATATTACATGAACTGGGAGAATCTCACCCAATCTCTCAAATAGGTTTACTGCATAGTTCAATACTCTAATGTTGATACTTTGTCTATTGTCAAATGTATCACCTACTTGTACTAGAACATCACCAGGTTGCACGTTCTTTTTAAGTGTTGGAATAAACACTTCTTCAAAAAATTGCTTTTGAATATCTAACCATTCCATTGAATTAGCTCTGACACCAAAATGCAAATCCCCTAGTACCCATACTCTATTGGTACCAGAGTTTAAGATATCGGATTTAATCATTTAGAAAAGTTTCATTATATTCTTCTGCTTTAATATACCAGTTCGTAAATCTAATTCTTGAATTAAATCTTCCTTGTATACATTAGACAGTGAACTATAAAATTTAGTAGGGTTAATGTCAAAATATACACATAGTTCGCTGAATATGTCAATGCGACTATTTTTAGCTGCCATCTCGTCAACGATATATCCATAAATACTATTAATATCTGCTTTCTTAAGAGTTGTACATTTTCCTAACGAATCAACTTTATTAAAAACCTTAAATCTAGATAATTCTATTAATCTGTGAATTTCTCTAGCTATTAAATCGAAATGAATCTTGTCTTCTTCGTCTTTGTTATCTCTAACGTTTGGGTCTAATTCAAAATTGATGTTACCGAATTCGGTATCTGGTGATTCGAAATTATTGTTAAATATTTTATCATTTTTTGCCATAATTATATACTGTGTAAGTTTGAATTAGTAGTTTCTTCTGTTTCTGTTAACCTCATGTAACTCCAATTGATGTTTAGTTTACATTTAGTACCTTTTCCTTCACCATCTCTGATTTTTAGAACTTTTAGCCAATATTCTTGATTAGCTCTCATTAGATCATCTTGAATAATACCCAACATGACATCGGCTGTATGTGAAAGACCTGCAGATTCTGCAATATCACCCATACCAATCTCTGATGCGTTATATCCATTTCTAGTGATTTGTGTTGCTGTTACAATTAACCAATTATTACGAATACCCATTGCTCTAAGATCTTCTGCAATTTGCTTAATCTTCATATATGTATTTTCTGTATTTTGATTTCTGTAATTAGCAAGAATATTAATATAGTCAATAACAACTGCACCGACTTTTATTTGTCTTTCTTCTTCTATTTGGTTTACATAAGCTTCAATATCTAATACTGTAGCTTGTGATGTTGGAAACTGTTTAACAAATAAACTGCCAGGTGGTGTAAATCCATCACCTACAGTTTCTAATCTACGTTTAATGTGTTCTTTGTTTTTGGCTTTATCTCCATATTCATTGATATCTATTGTTAATAGATTAGAACCTATACGCTTTACAAATTTATGTGCTGCCATCTCTGCAGTTACTACCACAGTATTTGTTCCCATCTTTACAAAATTTGCTGCATCATTTGCCAAGTATATGGATTTACCAATATTTTGTTCACCTGCATATACAATTAAATTACCGCCTTTGTCATAACCACCACCTAGCATTCTATCTAGGAAGTTATATCCTGTCGACACTTTTTCTGTGTCCTTTTGATCATGTGCATCTACATCAAAGAAATCCAAGCCTAGATCAGAATTAAATGATAAATTATTTCTATCATTAATAAGACCTTTAACTTTAGTAACTATACTATCTACATTCTCTGGCGTTACCTGTGTTGTTTTAATAAATTCTATAGTGTCAATTAAAGAAGTATCGAACGTTCTCCATTTAATCCATGATTCGGCTGTGGTAGTTACCCACTCTTCGTCATATTGATCTAGATCTACATCAAATACTAAATCAAGAATATCTTCAGTGATCTTTTCTTTAGCCTTTTCACTTCTTTGAATTAACATACTTAGTTGATCCCTTGAAGGAGTCTCATTAAATCTTTCAAAAAACTTATTGGACAATTGACTTAGTATATCAATTTCTTGTGATGTGTAAAATCCAGTCTTAATGCTTTTTAGATATTTAGTTTTAACTAAAGATAATCTAAAGAATATTTTTTCAAAGTCTTGTCCGAAT